TTCAGCACCCTGTTGGGGCGTGGAAAGTGGCATGTATCGTGCAATGCCCCCGGGTGCGTAGGACTCTGCGCGCCCCTTTCCGGGCATTGTGCAGAGAACTAAATGGTTACGGACACTTAGCGCTGCGTACGTCTTTACGCAATATTGCGTAAGAGACTACACACCCTGTAAGCTGTAAGACGCCCGTAACTACTCAGCTTTTGGCACGGATTACGCATTTACACATCCTACGCTACCCTACTATATAACAATGGTATGATTCTTGTATGTTCATTCTTTGGTATAACTATTGCTTAAGTCTATACTTACTGTAATACTGTAAGAAGAAGGGTATTAATAGCTATTACGAGCCTCTTACGTCTTACAAGATGTGTGCCAGCCATCCGTAAGCTGTAAGACCATCCCGCCCCTGCCACAGTCGTGCCATCATAGTTGACATGCATCCCTCAGGCCAGCCGCCCGAGGGGGCGTAGGGCAGAATGCGGCACAGACCGTGCAAGGCACGTAGGGCTCGCCGCAGCGAGTAATAGGACTCGGGACGGCGAGCGTGACACGACGAACTAAACTGTTCAGTACCGCTATCTGGGCCCTACCCCTACAGATACGGTACAGTGTCTAGGTACCCTGGCCCCCGGGTTTTTGCTTTTGTCTTTGAAACGGGAGGCATCGTGCAGCGTCCACAGATTTTAAATCTGATCGCCTCGCACTCAGGAGCAACACCCTAAGCACCTTCGGAAAAATGAGAATTGATCCATGGATCAAACGCCGAAAGTCCTGATCTCAGCCACTATGCTCCGGGCGCAAGGCGCCGCGCTCCCGGTCAAGCGCGTTCGGGATCCGAACAAGGTGAGCCACGTATCCAAGCATCTGACGAAGGAACAGCAGGACGAAGCACGGCGCGCGAACGCGAAGAAGGCAATCGCCGCGCGCACGGGTTCCAGGAACCCGCTACCATTAGGGGCGGTCAAGGCGATCAAGAACTACAAGGCGACGGACAAGATCGTCGGGACCATCAACGTCTACAAGCGCTCTGGGAACCTCGACGGCGCCCTCGAAGTTCTGAAAAAGTCGAAGACTGGCATCCGCAAGGACCTCCTCGAGAATACTGAGCAGGCGGAGGCGGCGAACGAACTGATCTCGCGCGCCCGTGAGAGGGTCGTGGACGTCCTGGACGGAAGAAGGGTGTCGGTGAAGCGGGCCCCTTCCGTGCTGAAGGCCGTGGACACGGTGTTCCAGCACCTCCTCGAGCCCACCGTCCGCAAGACGGAGATCGATGGGAAGTTCAGCCTCGCCGCCGCGGTCATGGCCGCGACCGTCGAGCTTGCCGAGAAGGTTGAGGAGCAGCCCCTCCTGCCGCCGGAAGGACCGGAGTAGACGTACTACAGGTGGGACGACGTCGTCCTGCTTACTGAGGCAGATCCAATGAGCGTCAGAGCGAAGATGAGGGTCACGTCGTTAACCACGAGCACCGGGGAGACCGGCGAGATCAGGCTGTACGCAGTCGCGGATGCGAAGACCCCGGAGAACGAGCGGTATCACAGGTACACCCCGAGTGCCGAGGTGCGGATCAGCATCGACAATCCTGTCGCGTATAAGTACTTCGCCGACCGAATCGGCAAGTGCGTGTACGTCGACTTCACTGAGGCAGCGGAGTAAGCGATGAGCGGCTACGTCGTCAAGAAGAAGGATGGCGGCGTAGACCGCTCGAAGTTGAGGGAGCCGGTGCGGGTGGATCCCCCTGTGGCGGCGCAGGCCGAGGTCCCTGCACCGGCTCCCTCTCCTACCAAGAAAGTGAAGAAAGTCGACCCGCGCCACGGGCCGGTCATCAGCATGAAGCAGGAGTACTCGCTGATCGACCTGATCAAGAGGTGGCGCCGCGCCCCCTGGCTCTTCGTCCGGGAATGTCTGGGCCTGGAGCCGGACATGTGGCAGGACCAGCTACTCCACGCGCTCATCGAGTCCGGGCAGGACAAGTTCGCCCTGAAGGCGTGCAAGGGTCCTGGGAAGACCGCCGCCCTCGCCTGGATCGGGCTCTGGTTTCTGACTTGCTACGAAGACGCGAAGATCATCTGCACGTCGGTGACCGGCGAGAACCTCCGGGACGGCCTGTGGACCGAGTTCGCCCTCTGGATCAACAAGTCCAAGTTGCTCGGGGCGCTGTTCACGTGGCAGGTGGAACGCATCTATCTCAAGGAGCGGCCGGAGACGTGGTACATCTCCGCCAGAACGTGGCCGAAGGACGCGGACAAGACGAAGCAGGCGAACACCCTCGCCGGCATCCACAGCGTGAACTCTCTCATGCTGATCGACGAGGGCGGTGATATTCCCGAGGGCGTGGTCGCGGCGGGGCTGGCACATCATGCGACGCAGGGCGGGAAGGTTAGGGAATACCACTACACCGTGATGGCCGGGAACCCGACGCGTCTGGATGGCGCGCTCGGGATCGCCTGCACCCGCGACCGAGCGAAGTGGTGGGTCAAGGAGATTACCGGTGACCCGAACGCTCCGGACCGGGCGCCGCGTATCGATAAGCAGTGGGCTCAGGAGCAGATCGACACCTGGGGCGCCGACAATCCCTGGGTACTCGTCAACGTGTTCGGTAAGTTTCCGCCGACTCAGGCGAACAAGCTGCTCGGCCCCGATCAGGTCCACGCGGCGATGAAGCTGCACGTCGCCGAACAACTCTGGAAGACGATGCCCAAGGTCATGGGCCTGGACGTCGCGCGGTCGCTGGGCGCCGACAGGTCCGTGCTCTGCCGCCGTCAGGGGCCGGTGGTTTTCCCCTTCAAGGTGTGGCGCATCGACGACCTCATGGAACTGTGCTCCGCGGTCGCATTCGAGTGGGCCCGCTGGAAGGCCGACGCGATCTTCGTCGACATGACGGGCCTCGGGGGCGGAGTCGTCGATCGCATGCGGCAACTCGGTATGCCGGTCGTCGGAATCAACTTCGGGCAGAATCCCTCGGACATCAAGCGATTCGCAGACAAGCGGTCCGAGATGTGGTGGAATATGTGCACCGACATCCGGGGTTCCGCGGGGGTCCCGAACATTGCGCTTCCTACCATGCCAGAACTCGTGGCTGAACTGACCGCCCCGGGCATCACGTTCAACGACCGCGGCAAGCTGAAGCTGGACTCCAAGGACAAGCTGAAGAAGGAGGGGCTGTCCTCTCCTGACATCGCCGACTCCTTGGCGCTCACCTGGGCCGAGCCAGTCGCCATGCAGATCGCGCTACCGCAGTCCACGAAGGACGCGATGACCCTGAACAGGGCCGCATTCGACTACAACCCCTACGAGGATAAGGAAGAGGAACCTTATGGGACTTTCTAGGCCAAGTCTGCCAAAGATGCCGGACGCTCCGCCGGATCCGGCGCAGGAGTTGGCGTACAGCAACTCCAGACTCATGGAGAAGCGGATGCAGAACCAGTCGCAGGGGCGCATGAGCACCTTCCTCACGGACTTCCAGAACCAGCGTGGTTCGTCGGCACAGATGGGGTCGCCGACGGAGACCAAGACGCTGTTAGGACAGTGACATGCCCGGAACCGATACATCGGAAATTGGCGCTACACCGCACGATTCGCTACTCCAGCGACTCAACCAGCGTTTGACCGCTCTTCGCAGCGAGCGGTCCACCTGGGTGACCCACTGGCAGGAATTGTCGGACAACATCTTCCCGCGTCGGTTCCGGTACCTTCAGACAGATCGTAACAAGGGAACAAAGCGGAACGACAAGATCATCAATAACAAGCCGACCATCGCCGTGCGGATCCTCGCCGCCGGAATGATGGCCGGCTTGACCAGTCCGGCCCGGCCATGGTTCCGGCTCACGCTGTCCAATCCGCTTCTAGCGGATGATGACGATGTGAAGGAGTGGCTGGCGCATGCTGAGAAGGTGCTGTTCGAGACCTTCGCTAAGTCGAACCTGTACAACTGTCTCCACGAGGTGTACGGTATCGAGGCGACGTTCGCCACTGCCGTGCTCTACATCGAGGAGGATGAAGAGGACGACGTTCGCGGGTACGTGTTCCCGGTAGGGCAGTTCATGCTCGCTGCCTCGGCTTCCCAGCGGGTCGACACCATGTACCGCGAGTTCTCGATGACCGCGGCGCAGATGGTCGAGAACTTCGGCATCAAGAACGTCTCCACGACTGTACAGCTTGCGTACAGGGAGAACCGGAAGGACCAGTGGTTCGAGGTGGCTCACGCTATCGAGCCGAACCGCGGGCGCGACACCGGCAAGCTGGACGGGAAGAACAAACCCTGGCGGTCGGTGTGGTGGGAGAAGTCCGCCAGTTCCCTCGAGAACAAGTTCCTGCGCCAGTCGGGATTCGAGGAGTTCCCCGTCATGGTGGGCCGGTGGTTCGTCACCGGCGAGGACGTCTATGGGTCCGGTTCGCCGGGCATGGATGGTCTGGGCGACTGCAAGGCTCTGCAGATCCTCGAGCGGCGCAAGGCCCAGGCGATGGACAAGATCATCAATCCGCCGATGAATGCGCCCGCGTCCATGAAGTCCACGCGGCTGACGCTTCTGCCCGGCGACACGAACTACGTGCCGGACGGTCAGCAAGGCGTCGTCAAGCCGGCGATCGATGTTCACCCCGAGTCCGTGCGCGAGGCGCGTGAGTCCATCAAGGAACACGAAAGCCGCATCAGCGATACGTTCTTCGCTTCGCTGTTCCTGATGATGCTGAACAACAACGACGGTGTTCAGCCAAAGACGGCTCGTGAGATCAACGAACGCCACGAAGAGAAGATGCTCCAGCTTGGTCCGACCATCGAGCGCAACGAGGACGAACTTCTCGACCCGATGATCAACCGCGTCGCGAACATCCAGATGCGACGCGGCCGGATCCGGCCGCCGCCTCCGCAGCTTCACGGTCAGCGCGTCAAGGTCGAGTACATCTCGATCATGGCGCAGGCTCAGAAACTCCTGGGTACGGCGTCCACCGAGCGGCTCACCTCGTTCGTTGGGTCGCTAAGCGCCGTGAACAAGGACGTACTCGATATCCTCAACTTCGACAAGATCGTCATCGAGTACGCGAAGATGCTCGGCGTTCCTCCGGACATGATCAATCCGCAGAAGGTCATCGCGCAGATCCGGGCGCAGCGTCAGCAGGCTCAGGCTCAGCAGGCTGCGATGCAGCAGGCGACTCAGGGCGCTCAGGCTGCGAAGGCTGCGAGTGAGGCCGAACTCGATAAGGGTTCGCTGCTTGACCGCATGATGGCGGGGACTGGGATGGCACCCCCTGGATCTGGGAGTAGGGCATGACCGTCGGAAAAGGCCCTCGGTTCAAGCTGTGTGAGAAGGCCGTCGAGGCCGGCCTCCAGTTTAGCGTGATGCAGACATGGTGGCCGGAACTTGCGCCCCTCAACAGACAGGAGAGAAGGTACGTCAAGCTGACAGTTCAGGAGATTATGGACGCGTCCAAGATCGAGGCCCGCCGTGGCTAGGGAACGAGGGCCAGCTTCCAACCCGAATATCCAGGGCAAACTGCGCAATCGGGAGAAGCTGCAGGAAGACCAGCGCAAGGAAGACCTCAAGGCAGTGATGGGGATCCAAGCCGGGCGCCGCTTCATCTACGATCTGCTGTTCGAGAAGTGCGGGCTGATGAATGTCTACAATGCCCAGGACAGTGGAATCTACCGGCACGAAGGCAAGCGCGAAGTTGGGCAGAAGCTTGCCGGGGAACTGCAGACGGAACTGCCCGAACTGTACCTGTCCATGGTGGACGAGCACCTTCGCGATGCAGCAAATGAGAAGAAGCTACGTGACGCAGCTCTTCTGGAAAAGAGTGAGGATTAGTCATGCCCGAAGCTACCCCCGCGGCGGCCCAGCCCACAGCGACCCCGTCAGCGGCCTCAGCAACCCCTCCGACGGGCGGTACGCCGCCGGCAGGGGCAGCGCCCGCAGCACCCGTTACCGCGCTCGGAGCGGCAGCGGAGACGCCTCCCGCAGCGGCACCTCCGAAGGCGGACGCGGGGAAACCCGCAGAGACTCCGCCAGCGGAGTACACGCTGAAGTTCCCGGAGGGATTCAACGGAGACAAGGTGATGGTCGATGGGTTCACCAACTTCGCCAAGGAGGCGAAGATCCCCACCGACGTCGCCCAGAAGTTCGTCGACTCCTACATCGCTCGCTACAACGAGCAGGTGAAGGAGTCCCAGGACAAGTGGTTCGAGCAGGTCTCCAAGTGGGGAGAGGAAGCCAAGGCCGACAAGGAGTTCGGCGGCGAGAAGTTCAAGCAGTCCGTGGAGACGGGGCAGCGGGTACTCCGGACCTTCGGA